CAAACTCATTTTGGATGTTGTGCTGATGGTGCAGGTGGTGGTGGGTCAGGATTTATGCATTCAACATTAATTACTGATGGTGTTCTCACTCAAGCTGGAGCTCCAGACTCACAGACAGATACCGGGGGACTTGGCCGCGCCCGAAATGGTTCATTTAGAATTGAGGTTGTCTCAACCACTACAACAACCACAACAACAATCACTGGAGCACAAACTGAAAATTTATCAATTACAAGTGATGATGTAGTTTCTGGTGTTATTAGATGTAAAGTTAGTGCAGATGGAGTTCAAAAATCACCTGTTTTTTCTAGAAGTGTAAGTTACTATGTTATTGGTATAAGAAATCTTTTGAATATTGAACAATATAATTATACGGATGCAACAGCAACTCTTTCTGAACATGATTTAAGTAATGGTTCGTTGAGTATATCGTATGATACTCACCCAGGTAATGCCATCTGTTTATATGCGGGAGAGAGAGATGTTGAAGTTGAAATGGATATGTATGGTGGAAAGGGTATAGGATTTGATGAACCTGGAGGAACAGGAGAAAGTTGGAGTCAATATAATGGTGAAGAAGGTGGTGAAGGTGGATATTCAAAGATTAGATTTACCATGAAAAAAGATGATGAATATGTTCTTACTGGTTTATTTGATGGAGTTAATGCACCATTTCTTTATAGAAAAGGAACTTTAATTGCAGCTGTTGGTGAAGGTGGATGGGGAGGACATTATGGAAGAGGTGGTAATGGTGGTGGTGTAAAAACAAGTGGCGAAGATGGACAAGGTAGAAGTTCTGGATTAGGAGGAGTTCGTTATCTTCCTGGTGATTTGCCTTCAGATAGTGGCACCTTTGGAACTAGAACTTCTTTGGATGGAGACACTCCTGATGGCAAAGCCTCTGGAAATGCTGGAGGTAAAACAATTCCATGTGCAAGAGGAGTTTATTGGAGAAATCAAGGAAAAGCACCTTGTGAGGACTTAGGAACTATCAAGTTTAGAACACCTGATGGTACTGAAATATCAAATACCGGATCTATATCAAGAGGATACAAATCTGGATATAACATTATTCAAACTGGTGGAACCAGGGGTGGTAGTGATGGTGGCAACGGTGGTAATGGTGTAACTGGTGGAGAAGGTGGAAATTCTGGCGGCGGAGGTGGTGGATCAGGATATCATGATGGATCAATAACGGAAGTATTTACTAGGCAGGGTGGAAGCACTGGTAAAGCAAGAGTCAATATCAAACTCTCCGTTGGTGATTATTTTATTGATGATCAGGGCAGAATTCTTATTCTTGCTGCTGATGATAGAGATCCAAGAACTCTTACTAAGACAACAGGTGTT